CCATACTGGAGTTTTGTCCTGCATTGACTCTGCTACAGATGCATCACCCATTTCAATCAATGGTGTTGTTGAAGTTTTTACGGCCGAGGTATCATCAGCTACAACAGGAGTTACAGGTTTTATTTCTATCGACTTTGCAGTTGCGCTGACTTTTTCTAATGCGGCTTTTGCTTCAGGATTTTCTCCTGCGACTTTAGTTGCAATTGCTTTTGCTTCTTCTTCAGTTTTACCTTCTTTCAATGCTTTGTAATACGCTGTTACTGCATTGTCAGTTAATTTTTTATTTGCTTGTGCGGCAAAACCAGGAACACGTTGTGCTTTTGTTGGATCAAAATTTCCACGTTTAGCATCGCCTTGGGGTGCACCGCTAGGCGCTTTAGCTGGAGCCTCAGGAGTAGTTTCTTTGTTTGCTTCTCCAAATTTAATAAACGTTCTAGGGTTGACTGGACTTCCACCACGTTTTAATGAGAAGTGTAAGTGTGGTCCTGTTGAATGTCCAGTGCTACCAACAAAACCAATAACATCACCAATCTTTACGTTCTGACCAACTTTTTGTGTTAAGCCAGCGGATAGATGACAATATGCTGAAGTCATTCCGTTGCGATGGTCTACTATTGCAAATGTACCAGCAGTTTTATTTTCACTCACTTGTACAAGAATACCATCAGCGGCCGCAACAACGTAATTACCCATACCGACTGCTAAGTCGATACCATCATGCTTGGCACTTCTTAATGAACTTTTTTCTCCAAATTCGCTACTAACTCTATAAGGAACAGTAAGAGGAACTCTCCATAAAAGTCCTGAAGTTTTATTTGCGCCAGTTTGTGCAGTTTCTGATTTTGGTGAGTTTGCATTACCTTTTGTATTTTCAGATGTATCTGGACCAACACCTGTAGCATTGCCCATTGCGTCATACTCCATAGGAGCATTAGGTGGTTTGTTTGCGTTTTTCTTTGCGTTTTTCTTCCAAGACTTTTCACCCAAATCTATCAAACTACTACCGGCTTCAGCAACGTCTGCGGCTAATAATGCCCAACCAACGTAAGGTATAAATCTTGAACCAATCTTACCTGCAATTCTTGCACCTGTTCCAAGTACGCCTCCAATTTTTCCTAGCGTACCTCCTGGTCCACCAAATAGCAAAGCCGCAGATAATACTAACTCCGCAATGAATGCTTTTAATTTGTTTTTAATTCCTAGTAATGCACCCATAACAACTGTGCCTAACATTCCACCTAAAGCATTACCAAGTATGTTAGATAATAGTCCACCTAGTCCACCGCCGGCGCCGGCGGCCGCATCTGCGCCAGCCTTTGGTCCTCCACCCATTCCTGAATTTTTAATTGCATCAATGAGTGCTTGATTCTGTTGTGCTTGTTCTCTAGCCTTTTCTTCGTCAAACATCATTTTATATTTTTCAGCTTGAGCAGATGCGCTTGCAACATTAGCCGCAGTAGCAGTATTAGCATTTATTTGTGCTAACAGGTGAATCATATGTGGAAATGGATTCCCTCCTAATGGTGAAGACACAACAGGAGTTTCAACAGGAGTTTTTGATGGCTCCTGTGCAAGAGCCGCTTTAGCTTGTTCAATACTATTTGCTTTTTTACTTAGCGCAGAAAATGCGCCGGTAGCGGCAACAAGTCCTGGCATCTCAGAGAGTGCGGCACCCTTGAGTCCATAACCAAAGCCTTTGACTATACCGCCAGCAGTTTGCTTAAGCGTGTCTCCTAGTGCGGCTCTGTAGTTGCCTATTGTTGCCATTATTGATTACCCTCTGTCGAATACAGAGTCTGGATCGGGTTCAGCAAATTTTGCTGATTTTCCAGTTGCTGGTTTTGAGTTAAAGCTAGACGTTGGCGCTCCAAAGCCTGAACTGCTATTAAAGCCGCCCGTTGATGCTGGTGAACCAAAACTGCTTGATGCTCCGAATCCTCCTGCTGAAGGTGAGCCAAATGTTGTTGTGACGCTTTGTGCCACGGGTTGCATTCCGCCATTGTTTGCTCCGGCTAGTTTTTCTTGTGTACGTCCGAAAGCCGCAACACCAATAATAGCACCCATAGAGAGGTGAAATAAACCTGCGCCCTGCAAGGTGATTGGTTGCCATGCAGTCACAGGTTGTTTCAATGCGGCTTGTAGTATAGACCATAATATAGGAAAGAGAATGAAGTCTGTTACGCATGTTAACATATAAATCCAACCCATCATTGGACGCCATTTTGAATTCATCCAATCTTCTTTTTTCTGTTCACTTTCACTTAATTTAATATACTCTTTTTGTGTAGTCATTACTATCAGCCCCTTCTTTGCGCTTGATTTTGTTGTTGTATTCTGTCATTTTCTTCTTCTATATGTTGACTTAATAACATTATGTAAATATCACGCTCAAAAGGAATCATGTCTTCCAAATCACTCAAACTGTATTTATGATGTTGCATTAATGCAAAATTAGTCTTATAATAGTTTGCTAAACTATCATGCCCCATCACAATGCGAAAAAATTTCCCATTCCCTCCAAGGTAACTTCATCGTCACAACCGCAACCTGTACATTTCCAATTAATTGTGTGCTTCAATTTTGGCATTGTTTCAAAGAAGTTCATTACAGTTTTGAATTGTTCTTGTGAAAGACTATCTACAAATTCTTGCAATTCAAGTAATGTAGAATCTTCTTTTTTATAGATTTCTTCTTTATCGTAGATGTAATCAATACATGAAATTAACATTTTAACTGCAACATCTAATTGACTCAAATTGTCGGTATCAATTTCAGTAAAATCTGCTGTTGGATATTTTAATTTAATACCTAAGCCTGTCTCTTCATCGATGATGATTTTGTCTGTGTGAGTAATAGTTTTTTCAACTTCAACTTCCATGATGTTGAATGGAAACTTAGTCACATGCTGACACTCTTCATCTTTAGAATTTAATCCAGTTGGATGACGCAATTGTAAGTCTACTGTTTCACCAATAGATTTACCACGTAGTCTCATAAAGAAATATTCTAAATCAAATATTGGTAATTTTTCTACGTCAATGTCTCCAACAACGCAATTGTTAATAATTTGCTTTACTGCCGTCATAATGGATTTTGTTTCTCCACTTTCTAATGCAAGTAAAAGAATCTTTTGCTCTTTCATTAAGAAAGGGCGATATTTTACTGACTCTCCAGTTGATGATAAAGTCAATTCAAAGATAGGTGTGTTAATTTTAGGCAAAGCCATGATGTACCTCCAAAGGTGTTAATGATTAAAATTTTCCGAGTTTAAATTTGTAATAGCGATAGAATAATGTAACGCCAAAACGTTGATACGAATTTACTTCTTCCCATGTCGCATTCATGGGTGATATGACTATAGGATAAACATCATTCAATTGATATGACATAAGAATCTTACCAGCTTCATCCATTTGTTCAATCGTTAGTGTGATGCCTCTGGCATAGTCTTGAAAATATGAAACTAAACCACCATTTGATGCGCCGTCTGCTTCTCCAGCAGGACCTATAATAGAATCTATCCAAGATTCAAAGAATACACGTTCTTTCATGTCTGCTGAACATATAATGGAAATTTGTATATCATTATACGTAACATCGTATGGGAGTTTTAATGCAGGACCACCGCCACCAGTATCATCTGATGTAGCAATAGAACGACCGGGTAACTCAGCTTTTTCACATCTAAAAACAAAATCGTCAATATCGGACACGTTATACTGCGCCATCGTTCCAGATAAAACTTCATTATCTTCCCATCCAGCTAATCTAGCACGAAATAAATTGGGACGAACAGGCTTACCTATAGCATCTTTAAATGCAGATATGCTAAATGGATTATCTGGCGATCCTTGCACTACGACTCTTTCTAAAGCTGGTGTTATTGCCATTTTATGTTCTTCCTAATTTCTTACGTGATTCTTCCCAAACACGACCAGTGTCTGCTTTTTTGAATGACTCTGTTGGTAAAAACAAAGCAATGTCCCATTCTTGTACTTGTATTTCTAAAAACTGTGAACGCACATGCGATCTTAAATATTTTTTAAGAGTAGGTCTAAAATATCTATACTTAGATGCACTTTGAAGAATACTATATGAAATTCTAACTTTTGTGCTATCATCATAATTTTTATTTGTTAATGTTGAATACAAAGCATCCATTAATTTAGCACGTAGAATTGGAGGTAGATAGTGAAAATTAATTCCCAAAAATCCATCTGATTCCATCTTCACAGGAAATATCAAAGGAAATGTATCATAGTAAGGTAAGTCAGCTTTGTGTTTTGGATCATATTTAAATGCATACATATATCCAAATTCCATAGATGAGACTTTACGTGCCTCATCGGTGCGTTTCTCAAATACACTTGGGGATATGTTTCCAGTCAACTTTCCGGCGGCTGATCTATACCATTCCCTTGCAACTTTAGTTTTTGCGGGAACGACACCTTGTTGTGTGCCTTTGATTAATATGTTGTCGAATATAGCCATACTTCTATTTATCTCAAATCTTTGTCGGTTATGATTTTAAATTCCCAATTTCTTTCAATTGAGTATTTTGTTGCCGCTTCCCATTTTGCTTGATTGACACCCCATGTCATCACCTCATTTAAGAAGCGTCTAGTAGGTTTACCGTTTGGTGTGTTTTTTCTAACAGGCGGCCGTGTTTGTATGTCTGGTTTGACTTCAATTAAAACAGTTTTTGTGTTGCCATTCTTGTCTACGTATTTCATCCAAAAATCAACAAAGTATCTGTGATAACGATTGTCGATAGGAGATACATACGGAACAACAACTTCTTCTGAAGACCATTCAAGTATTGATGGAGTTTCATCACAATAAACCATAAACCTACGTTCTAACAGACTGCGATATACAATATTAGTTGGGTTACCTTTGTACTTTTGATAGTTTTTAGGCTTAAATTTACCTTTGTATGACATAAATAGAATAATGAATTAATATAAGAGAAAGTCAAATGACGAATAGAACACCATTTACAATAACATCCTCTGGATTTGAATATCCTAGCGGACCAGAAACCGAATTGATATTTGGTAGCGATTTTGCTCACTCAGAATTTGTTATTCCCATGGCTAGATTTAAATTCTTTGATGCAACAGGAGCCGATTCGAATGCGCCTTCTATTTATATACGACTTGGCGGCACGTTTAGTACGGCGTTAAGCAACAGCTATACAGAAGCTACAGGTATATTTGGTTCTATTACTCCAGGACAAGAGACAAATGCAACATTAAAAAGTATGACAGATTTGTTGGGTAAAGTTAAAGGTAGTGGTTTAGAAGCAATTCAAAAAGGATTGATGAATGCTCTTGGTGCGGGTGTTGGTTATATTTCCAGTGCTGGACAATCAGGCAAAACACAAGTAGAATTTTTAACAAGAAAACTATTTAACAGTTTTCAACAATTGATTTATCAGGGACCTAGATTTAGGTCTTTTCAATTGCCGTTTAATATGAAACCTACAAGTTATGAAGAAGCTAAAATAAT